CACTTCCTCAAAACCTAAGAATGCTTTTGGTACACGAAGTGCGGTTAATAATTTCTTTTGAATATATTCAATATCGGCAATTTCTGATAGGTTTGTTGCACCTGGTAAAGTGTCAATTGGACTTGGTGATGCTGGGTCACGAACAGGTACGAAATAATCTTGGTCAACCGCCATTTGGTTAAACCTCATATCAACATTACCTGTCTTACTATCTACAATTTGTTCTCTTTTGAACTTATTTGCTACACGTTGTACATACGCCTCCACATCATCATCATTCATATTCCCAACAAAAACTTTGAAGATTCTTCTTTCGGGTGCTCTCGATGTACGATATATCAACATCGCATCCTCACAAAGTAAAAGTTGTTTCCAAGTTCTTCTTGCTTTTTCCAACATAGAAGTTCCATAAGGAAGTTTTCTATCGTCACCAAGTAATCTAAAATGAGCAATTTCCCAAGATTGGAATTCCATATTTTTGTTCTTCCAAGTGAAATGAAGAGCTTTTTTATCTTTATCTAATTCTTGTGTAATATCAACTGAAATTTTTGCGCTCACACCAACCTCATGTCTTTCGATTTCAATTGTAGGTAATTGTTGTACACCAACAACACCTTTCTCAGGGTCCAATTTTAGATAAACAAAGTTGTCACCATACTTACAAGTGTTTCTCGTCCACATAGGTAAATTGGTGTTGATGTCTAAGTTACTGTTAAATAAATCGGCTAGAACACCTTTAATTCTTTTTGACTCTGAATAAATCTGAAGAATAAATCCATCTTCATTTGTTGTAGTTGATTCTTCAGCGTAAATGTCTAAAGCCGCTGAAATTTCAGGAGTATACTCCATAGATTCATAGTCGTACTGAGCCGAAAGTCTTGTTGGCTCATAATATATTGCTTGAGAATATAAGTTATTCTCAACCTTAGCCCACTGATTGGCTAAATAGTAAGTTTGTTGTGCTTGAAGTTTTTCAACCTCAAATTCCTCTCTGCTTTTTGTGCGTAGTAATTCTTTTTTATCAAACTTAAATGTTGGATAATCTTGATTCAGTAAAGAATTAGGACCAAAAGTCTTGGACAGTCGTTGCCAAACTGTCATTTTTTGTTCAGCCATAGTACAATTTAACTTATTACGTCAATAATATAAATAGTTATTTGGCACCAAATAACCACCCATATTTTTGATAATCCTGTTTGGATGGACCTTGATTTTGTGGATGTTGTCTACCCATTTGTGGCACGAAAGGATTAAAATATTCAGATGTGTTTTTGTTTTCATTCACAACCGATGTCCATGAATTCAACATCGCCTTTGTGTGATTTACTACTTTTGTAAGAGATTGGAAAGATTTTTCAGCAACATAAATAGCCATTGATATTCCCATAATACAATCATCATGATGTCCTTTTTGATGGTCAGGTCTACCATTGACATAAATAAAAGTATTCATTTCATTATATAATCTATGAGAATATACTTTGAACTTGTGTCTTACAGCTTCTTCCAATGAAGAAATAATTTGAACCCTTTTCGAGTTAAAATTAATACCTGGTATTTTTTCATTTAATTTTGGGTCCCATTTCCATTTGTTTGTTGTATCTACATTATCTACATAAAGTCCAGATGGATATGACATCTCTTGCATTTTTCTTGCGGTAGAGACACCCATACCTCCTGTTATATCTATAACACAAAATGCATTATACATTGAACCCCATTTATATGCAATCTCAGCAATTACATCAGGGGGAACTTTACCAACATACTCCAATACCTGTTCTCTCTCATCAAAATCAATAATTTGAATACATGAGAAATCTTCGGAATCACCTCTTGACACGTCGACACCCATAACGTATTTATGACCATTTTCAGGTTCTTTAAATATCCATAGAGCTCCACCCATAAGTTTTGCCGATGGCTCTCTTAAGAAGTTATGGGATATGTCTTGCATAAGTTCAGAATCAAATACGTTGTCACCTGAACCTAAGAAATTACATTCCAACTCCTGAGCCACCTTTCTCCTATCAAACTTAAGTTTTTTAACCATACCTTCAAACCATGCAGAACAAGGTTTGTATCCTTGTGAAATATATTCTGTTGTTGTGGTATGATTTCGGTCATAAGGGTTTTCAACAGATAAATCAACAACCGTGTCTTTCGGATAGTCTTCTCTATTCAAAAGAAAATGTACTAAATCATTTGTTTTTACCATGTATAAATCCTTTGTATATCTTGGGTCTTTAAACCAATACATCTCAGATATTTTAAATTCATTCATTCCCCTAAGTGCTTGGTCATAAATGTCATAGTAAATCGGGTCATATCCGTTAGGTGTTGAAATTACAATCACCTTACCACCTGTAGAAAGTGAGGCCATACACGCAGACCAGAAATCATTATCGGCCTCAATAAAGGCCGCCTCGTCAAAAACAAGAATCGTTGGAGTGTAACCTCTCAATGCGTCTCTCGAAGTTGCAACAGCTTTAACTTCACAGTCATTTGTAAGTTTAAAATGTCTTTGGGAATTTTTCTCCGCTGAAAACCCAACACCAACCCATGAAGGCCACTGTTCGGTAAATCCTCTTATCTTGTTTGCCATTTCGACTGAAGTATCGAGTTTGTTGGCAATGATTAGTATTTTTTCAGGCTTATTTTTCTTGGCAAAAACTAATTTTTTTGAAGCCCAAGCAGCTGTAACCGTTGATACACCAGCCTGTCTATATTTCAAGGCAATATTCTCATTGTATTTGTCGTAATCCTCAATAAGGGAAACTTGGTCAGGAAATAGGTCTAAGGGTACGTATTTTTGTACAGTGTTGTCGTAGGTCTGTAAATAAGTCCTAAGTGCATAGGGTGTACTCCTTACGCACTTAGTAACTTCTATAATTAATTGTTCTTTGGTCACTCGATGGGGTTATTTAGGTCTCGATATACCTAAACTACTAAAGAAATCATCCAAATCATCCTCATCGTCCTCATCGTCAGAGTCTGAACCATTTTCTGCCTTATAGTCATCATACTCTCTTTTGAGTTCTTGAGCTTCTTTCATGATTTCATCGAATCTTTGTGTCGCCTTTTTAACTTTCGACTGGTCTTCGGAAATCGCATTTCCGATAATCTCCAAGAATTCTTCTGCAGGTATTTGGTATAACTGAATGTGAAACCAATTTATCAGACCTTTATTTACGTCTTCAAACATTTCGTCAGGTAATGCAAATCTTATCTTTTCAACAATTTCAGGACCGATTCTTAATTGCATCGGTTCATTGGATAGAAGGTCTACCTGTCCTTGAACTTTTTGTCTTAGTTCAGGGTCTTGAGGTAATCCATGTCTACCTTTTGCTTCTTCAACACCTTTGATTATTTCATGGCATAGAATTGGAAATATCATACCGAAAGCCTTTATAACAGTATCAGGTTTTTCTTCACCTTCATCTCCACCACCCTCTTCTTCATCGTCGTCACTCGGTTCACCTAATTCAACCTTACCCGCAACACCTTGACCTGTTTGACTCATCATTTCAATCATTTGTTCCATGGTGAAATACATGAAATCATTTATAGCCATGATTCCCAAATAATCTCTGTAAAGGGAGGGGTCAATTTCATCAAGTCTTGCTTTTACCTCAGGTTTTTGGAAAAGATAATGTCCTTTTTTTGCCGCCCCTTGAATGATTGCATTTATGATATTCCTTTTGTGTTTTTCTAATTCCAAAACTTCTTCATCAGTTAAGTCTTCTACATCAAATGAAGGAATTTGAATTTTCGGCTTTTTGTCGTCCTCGTCCTCTTCTTCGTCATCTTCATCAGGTTCATACCTAAAGTTTGATACGTCAATAGGAGCTCTATTTAAGTATGGCTCAATTTTAAACCAATCTTGTGGTACTTCAGTTTCTTCTAAAGACGCCTGAACAGCTAGTTCTTCAAGTTCATCTCTATGTTGACTCTCTATTCTCATTATGTTTGGTAAACGACTCATCATTTCTGAATATACCATTTGTTGTACCTGTTTTGAGCCAATATTGCGATTTCCTGTAATTTGTTTCAATTTGTCCGCAACCTTTCCAAAACGTGAACTTACAAGTCTTTGTACGTCTTCTACCCCTTTTTTCATTGAAGGGTTTTGAGCGTAAAGTCCTTGAGGGTCTCTTAGTTTTCTCTCGAGACTAGGGTCCATTCTTTCAGGTCTATCCCCGTAATTGATTTGTTCTTGTATCTTCTTTGCCATCTTATTTCTCTAATATTTTCATGATTAAATCCATTACTTTGTCTTTCGCATCATCAGGTGGGTCTTGGTCTTGGGTCAGGTTTACCAGGTTTTGTGGTTGGTTTTGTTGCAGGTTTTGTAGGAGCAGTAGCTGGTCCATTCTCGGACAAGTACTTCACTAAATCGCCCTTAGTAATTCTTGGGGGTAAGTTCTTTTCAACAATTTTCATAATTTCGTTTTCTAAAAATAAAGATACAGGATTTTTCCCTTCCTTCAAAGATTTTTTTACGTCAACCACACATCTCTCATATTTGTTTTTTTGTTTGGCACTCCATAGATGTCTTTTTCTTGTTCCAAATTCTTTACCAAGTTGTGATGTACATATCGCGTAAGGGCTGTCTTTGTCCATTTTTTCTTCGGACATTCCCATCATCTTTCTGTTATTGTTTGAATCATCATCCATACCGTCTGGTGCCATATCATTTGCATCGTGAGGAGCTTCTTGACCTGTAAGATTTTGAAGTGCATCTGCGCCTAATGCGTTTTTATCTGTCACATCATCTGTTTCATCTTCACTCATTTCCTCGTTTGTTATTGCCCCACCAGTTTGATTCATAGTAATTTTTCTGGTGTTTGGGTCAATATGAACACCCATCTGTGCCAACTTTTGTTGGTCCGCAGAGTTAGATGGGTCATATGTAACATTTGTTACAGTTTTTTTAATTTCTTCTTTGGCCTCTTTTTTTGATTCACCAATTAATCTTGAATAAAGTAAATCAATCTGTTTTTCATTTAATTTTGATACAGTGTTTGATGAAAGACCTTCTTTCATCAATTTTTTTATCTTAATCTCAGTTTTCATAAACTACTTTCTTTTCGAATTCCAAAATCAAATCTCGTTCATAGAGTTTGTCTTTTATTTGTTGCTCAGTTTCTCCGAATCTAAAAACCAATCTTTTTTTGTTTTCATCATCGGATTCCCA